GGGGCGCGCCGAGGCGCAGCGCGCCGACCGGCTCCTCGAGGAGTTCATGGCGACGGAGCCCGAGTTCGTGAACGACACCTGGCAGGAGATGCAGCTGCTCCTGCAGGCCTCGGCACGGGCCGGCCGAAACATGACCTACCAGCAGGCCTACGATCGGGCCTGCAAGCTGAACGAGGACGTTTCGGCCATCCTCGAGCAGCGCAAGGCGGCCGAGAGCGCGCGGACCAGTCAGCAGGCCACCGCGCGCGCCCGGGCCGCCTCGGCGGCAAGCCCGAAGCCCAGTCCCGCGTCGGCGGCAGGAGCGAAGGCCGGCGGGGGCAGCCTCGAGGAAGACGTGGCGGCAGCGATGGACGAAGTCGCAGGACGGTGAGAGCCCACGAGGCCCACTCACTGACGAGTTAGCCCCGGCCACGGGGCGTGGCGAGCGGCACGGGGCCGCCCACGCGCGAAGGTGGCGCTCGACTCTCAGTGTGAGGGCTTCATGGGCTTCCCCAACGTCAGCGACATCATCGCGACCACCCTCGAGAAGCGCCGGGGCACGGTCGCCGACAACGTCTCGAAGAACAACGCCGGCTTCTACAAGCTGAAGAAGAAGGGCAACTCCACCACCGTCGACGGCGGGCGCCTCATCTACGAGGAGCTCAGCTTCGCCGGGAACGGGAACGGCGGCTGGTACAACGGGTACGACATCCTCCCGGTCGGCCCCGCGGACGTGCTCAGCGCCGCGGAGTACGACTGGAAGCAGTACGCCGTCCCGGTCGTCGCCTCCGGTCGCGAGCAGCGCATGAACTCGGGCCGGCCGGCGATCATCAAGCTCATCGCCGCGCGCATCAAGGTCGCCGAGTCCACCATGGCGAACGACATGGCGGCGGGCCTGTGGTCCGACGGCACGGGCGCGGGCGGCAAGCAGCTCACCGGCCTCGTCGCCGCGGTGCCGGTCGACCCGACCACCGGCACGTACGGCGGGATCAACCGGGCGAACTGGACCTTCTGGCGCAGCTACAAGCTCGCCACGGGCCACGTGCCGGACAAGGCCACCATCCAGGCGGACATGAACACGGCCTGGGTGAACCTCGTTCGCGGCACCGACCACCCGGACATCATCCTCGCCGACAACAACAGCTACGCGCAGTACCTCGCGTCGCTGCAGGCCATCCAGCGCTTCACCGACCCGGACCTCGCGAAGCTCGGGTTCACGACGGTGAAGTACCAGACGGGCGACGTGGTCCTCGACGGCGGCATCGGCGGGTACGCGACCCTCAACACGATGCTCTTCCTCAACACCGACTTCCTGTTCCTGCGCACGCACGAGGACGCGAACTTCGAGCCGCTCAACCCGGAGACGCGCGTCCCCTGGAACCAGGACGCCTCCGCCCGGGTCCTCGGCTGGATGGGCAACCTCACCTGCTCCGGCGCGCAGTTCCAGGGCCGGGTCACCTTCGCCTGAGCGAGGAGAACTGACATGGCTGCCTACGTTGTTTCGCCCAACTGGAAGCCCACCGATCGCATCGGCCTGAACCAGGACATCGGCACGACCTCCGCCGTGCAGAAGCACGAGCTCGGCGAGCGCGTCGTCTGCAAGGACCCCGTGTACGGGTTCGGGGAGTTCATCTACCTGAAGGGCGTGGTCGGCACCGGCGCCGGCTCGATCGTCCTCATCAAGGACGACTGGTCGACCTCGCTCGTCGCGGCCCGCGACAAGGGCGCGCTCGCGGCCGCGACGGCGGCGATCGTCGCGGACAACTACGGCTGGTACCAGATCAAGGGCAAGGCGATGATCAAGAGCGCGGCGGCCGTCGGCGCCAACGCGCCCCTCTACATCGCCGCGGCCGGCGAGGTGCTCGACGACCTCGCGGTCGCCGGCGACCAGGTCATCGGCGCCCGCTCCGTCACGGCGCAGGACACGGCGACGCTGATCGCCAACTTCGCCTGCAACCCGGCCACGGCCGACTTCGACAACGCCTGACGCGTCGGCCCCGCTCTTCGCGGGGCTACTTGGGCCCGCCCGGCTTCCTGGGTGGTCGGGCGGGCCCACTTCACCCAGGACCCAGCGGAGAAGCACTCATGCCGGAGTTCGATCTCAGCGATCTCGGAGAGCAGCAGAAGAAGTCCGCGGGTGGGAACCTCGTCATCTTCGGGTGGCACCCGGTGAAGGACGACGTCCTCACGAAGGGCGGCGAGGTGCCAAAGGACGACGTCCGCGTCGCGATCGCGAAGGAGAAGGGCATCAGCATCACGAAGGGGAAGGAGACCGGCACCCTGAAGATCGAGGCGGCCGGCCGGGACATCTTCCGCGACGTCGAGTACGTGCAGATCATCATCCCCGGGCAGCGCGACATCGTGCACCGGCCGGTGGAGGATCGCGACCGCAAGGAGTACGCGGCCCAGTACCGCGCCTTCCGCGAGAACCGCGACCAGGACGCCGCCTCGGGCACGCCGCTCTCGACGGTGACGTGGCTCGCGAAGTCGATGATCGAGGAGCTCCGCTTCTTCAACTGCCGCACGGTCGAGCAGCTCGCCACGATGAGCGACTCGGACGTCTCGCGGTTCCCGGGCCTGCGCGAGTACCAGAAGAAGGCCCAGGCGTTCCTCGAGGCCGCGAAGGGGCAGGCGCCGCTCGTGCGCATGCAGAAGGAGCTCGACGAGCGCGACTCGCGGATCGCCGCGCTCGAGAAGCAGGTCCAGGACATCGTCCAGAAGGCGGCCGAGAAACGGCGCGCCGCGCGGTAGGAGGGGTCCGTGGCGATCACGCTCGGGTGCGACCAGGCCGCGAACCTCATCAACCGCGTCGCGGTGCAGGTGGGGCTCGATCGCTCGCCGGACGTCTACGCCTCGACGGACCCGCTCTTCGTCCAGCTCCGCGAGCTCCTCGCCACGGCCGGCGAGGAGCTCAACGCCGAGCACGACTGGACGCAGTTCGTGAAGGAGCACGCCTTCGTCACGGTCGAGGGGCAGACCGCCTACGATCTGCCCGCCGACTACCACCAGATGATCAACGGGTCGGGCTGGAACCGCACCCAGCGGCTCCCGCTTCTCGGCCCGCTCACCTCGCAGGAGGCGCAGACGATCAAGGCGCAGCTCGCCAACATCGTCCTGAACCTCCCGTTCCGCTTGCTCGGCTCGCAGCTCGTCTTCCCGGTCGCGCCGTCGCCCGGGGCGAACGTCGTGTTCGAGTACCTGTCGTCGAACTGGGTCTCGTCGGACGGCGTGGCGCTCGACAAGGACGAGCCCACGGCGAACGACGACTGGATCCTGTACGACCCGCTGCTCGTCATCTCGGCGCTGAAGCTCGCGTTTCTCAGCGCGCGCGGGTTCGACGCCGCCGCCGCGCAGGCCGCGTACGACCGCCGGCTCGAGCACGCGATCGTGAAGAATACGGGCGCGCGAACGCTGCGGATGGGCGGCGCCGGCATCGCCGACCGCTACCTCGACCGGCCGGGCACGCCGCCCTCGGGGTTCGGGAGCTAGGGCATGGGCCGCGGCTACTTCCCCAGCCCTGCTCGCCGGCGCGGCGTCCAGGCGGACCGCCTGCGGCGCATCAGCATCCCGGCGCCGATGGGGTCGATCAACACGATCTCGTCGGGCGCGGCGATGCCGCCCGGCGACTGCATCTTCCGCTACAACCTCATCCCCGCGGAGTACGGGCTCCGCACCAGGCTCGGCTCGCGCGAGTGGGTGACCGGCCTCGGCGGGCCGGTGCGCTCGCTGCTCGCGTTCACTGGCAGCGTGAAGAGCGGCACGCGGGACCGCCTCTTCGCCTGCACCGAGACGGGCATCTGGGACGTCACCGACTCGAGCGCCGCGCCGACGCAGCTCGTCGTCTTCGGCACGCAGAGCGCGGACTCGGGCTGGGGCGTCTCGACCGTGATGGTGACCGCGGCCGGGCACTTCCTGCTCTACTGCGACGAGGCGAACGGCTACCACGTCTACACCGAGTCGACCGACACGTGGGCGAAGGTCGCGCTCGGTGCCGGCGCCGGCCAGGTGAGCGGGTGCGACCCGGCGAACTTCGCGTTCGTCACCACCTGGAAGAACCGGGTCTGGTTCGTCGAGCGCGACACGGGGCGTGGCTGGTACCTGCCCGCGAACGCGATCTACGGGGCGGCGACGGCGTTCAACTTCGGCGCCCGCTTCAAGGCCGGCGGAGACCTGCGCGGGCTCTGGAGCTGGACCTTCGACGGCGGCTCGGGCATCGACGACCAGCTCGTCGCCGTCTCCGGCGGCGGCGACGTCCTCGTGTACCAGGGCACCGACCCGGCGACCCTGGGCGCGTTCCAGCTGCGCGGCGTCTGGTTCGCCGGCGCGGTGCCGGCGGGCCGGCGGCTCTGCACGGACTTCGGCGGCGACCTCCTGCTCATGTCGTCGCTCGGGATCCTGAAGCTCTCGACGCTCGTGTCCGGCTCGACGGTCTCGCCGGACGCGGGCAGCTACGAGACGCACAAGATCGGGAACCTCTTCAACCAGCGCCAGGTGGCGAACCGGAACCTGCGTGGCTGGTCGATGGCGCTGCACCCCCAGGACGCGACGCTCATCGTCACCGTGCCGGTCGCGGCGAACCAGCCCACGACGCAGCTCGCGATGTCGCTCTGGAACAAGGGCTGGAGCGAGTACCGCGACCTCCCGATGGGCGCGCACGCGGTGCCGTGGTCGGGCTCGCTCTACTTCGGGAGCGAGGATGGCCGGGTGCTGGTGAACGACGGCTACATCGACGGCGTGACGCTCGCCGACCCGGCCTCGTACGCGCCGGTGCAGTGGTCGCTCCTCACCGGGTTCCAGAACCTGGGCGACCCGCGCCAGAAGCGCGTGCAGCTCATGCGACCGACGTTCCTCGGCGAGGCCGGCGCGCCCGCGTACGAGATCCGCGCCCGCTACCACTGGGACATGGGCGAGATCGCGGCGGCGCCGGCGCTGGCGCCCGCCAACGGAATCGCCGCGTGGGACGCGGCCGCGTGGGATCAGGCGGTCTGGGCGGCGGGCTACTCTGCCTCGCAGCGCGTGTCCGGCGCGGCCGGGATGGGCCCCGAGGTGGCGTTCGCGATTCGTGGGTCCGCGAAGGCGCGCACGGTACTCGTCGGGGTCGACGTCGCCTACGACGTGGGGGGCTTCCTGTGATCCGCGTGCAGGCCGCGCCTCCCGAGCACCACCCCTGGATCGCCGAGCGGGCGCACCTCGCGCTGCACCCGGGGTTCATGGCGCTCGAGGCGATCGACGAGGGCGGCCGCATCATCGGCATGGTCGGCTTCGACAGCTG